TGGTAGGAAACCTGTATATATAAACAAGCATCTTGCTAAAAAGTTTAAGGACTTTTGTAAAAGTGAGCAGAAAGAACCAGCTAAAGTGGTTGAGTATCTAATATCTTTAGGTATGAACTCTGTTAAACATTACGATAATCCTAAGGTGTCTGTCGACATCGAAGCTCTTTAAATAGATCTTCGGTATTTTTCAGCGAGTCCATCGCCTGTAACTTCTCGTCTGTAATAGTCATCTGTTTCTTGCCGTTTGGAAAAGTAAACAAAACCTTCTGCGGATCTAAAGCAACCAAAGCATAAACATCTAATGCTTCGTCCTCGTAGTATCTATCTTTGGTAAATGCACCACGCCTAAAATCAAACTGCCATGACACTCTATGTGTTTGTATTTTAGATTGTGTTTTAACCTGGCACTTGTATAGCGTATGGTCAACGTCAAAGATGATGTCTGCCTCTGCGCTGTGTGGAACTATCATTACAGTATCAGCGTATAAAGAAAGTAACGAGGCTACTAAGTATTCTCCAGATCGGCCAACTCTTTCAGATTGGCGTGGCATTAGGTTATTCTCTAAGCAACCTGTTTAAGTATTCTTGTCTTTCTAAATCGTCTGGGATTGGCGCTTGCGTTATTGGAGCAGCACCTCTTGCAGCAATAGAACCTGGCGCTCTCAATAATGCTTCTGTTGGTTTTAATCCAAAAGGTTTCATATAAGCTATATCAGCCGCTGCTGCTGGTCCTAGTAATTTTAAAAAACCACTAACAGGTTGTGACAATGTCTCTCCAACCATTAACCTAGACGCTGTACCAGAATCAGGAAATGGTCCACCGATAACAGATTCTGCTAATTCAGCAGTTTTTTGTAACGGCTGCGTTCCTTTAATAGTTTTTGATTTTGTTTTTGTATAATCGCCTTTTTTGATAGCTCTCAATATTTGATTAGGCGTAAATATTTTTTCCTTAGTTAAAGCTTGTATCATAGAATCATTTATTGGCATGATATTTCTATACACTTTATTTATATTTTGTAATTCTTGTGCGCTTGGATTTTGTAATTCAATTTCATCTCTGAATTTATTTTTTAATTTTCTAAAAACCTCTCCTATTTCTCCTTCAAAACCGCCTTTTTTAATAAATTGTTTTTGAAGCCTTCCTAGTTCTGTTTCTACATTTTTAAGTTGTCTGCCTGATAATACATTTTCATCTACTTTAGTAGATATATTTTTTATAACTTTGTTAATTACAAAATCTTGACTGCTTTTTGATATACCAGAATCATCTATAATATCTAGTAATTTATTTTCTACATTTCCAACATTATTAAGTTTTAACTTTCCTAAAACTCTGTCGTATTCTTTATCTAGTGTTGATTCTACAAACTCCCAAGCCTCTTTTCCTGTAGTCCCTTTGGGAAGTTTTACACCAATTGGCTGCAACGCCTCATTTAAAAGAACATTATTTGTTTGTTTTAAAGCATCTAGCCTAGATCTCTGTATAACTGCACCTACACCAGGATATGATGTGGAAAAATCTTCAATAGCAGCAACCAAGTTAGATCCAATACTTGTTGTATTTCTAAATGATTGTCCTATAGTTGGGCTTATTCCCATTTTCTCTAACTGTTTAGCCTCTTGTGATTTTACAGGTAAGACTTTTCTAGCAGCACCTGCAAGTCCAGCGCTTAAACCAGCTCCAGTTGCGCTTGATGCCGCTCTTTCTCCAATACCGCCTTCTGAAGCACCTGCACCATAAATAGCGCCCTCTATAGCTGCCTTACCAGCAACCCCTATATCTTTTAATTTTTTTGCGCCTTGTATAAATTTACCAGGACCAACAATAGAAGCACCAATTTCAGACGCATAAGCAACGCCTGGTGCTTTTTGTCTAACTTGCTCTATACCTGCTCTTGCTTCTTGTAAAAATTCATCATAAGTTTTAGATTTGTCGAAAGCGCTTCTTACTGAAGCTTCTGCCTCGTCCCCAAAGCCAAGTAAAAGTCCTTGTCCTATAGTTCTTCCTATATTTAAAACTGGGTTTTCTAAGGCTTCTTGCTCAATGCCATAATCTATTGCTTTAGGTGCTGGCATTAGGAAACATCCTCTTTAGTCAATACTCTAAACTGGCGATTAATAGCATCATAAACAAAGTCGCCTTCTTTAAGAATTCCTTTTTTTACCTGTGTGTCAAATTCATTATCTGAACTATATGATTTATATAAAGGGCCAAGCTCTTTATCTGCATATTCTCCAAAACCTAAAAGGTTTTTATTTTCTTGTAAATACTTATCCATAAGCCTTTGTCTTTTAATGTTGTATTCAACAAGATTTTCTATACCACCCGCTACAACTAAGTTACCAGCCGATGTTCTGCCTAAATTTGGTACTGCTGATTTAAATAATTCTATTTCCATGTCTGATGTTGAGCCAGAACCCTCGACTCTCATTCTAGGAACTAAAAAGTTTGTAGTCGCTTGGAACAATTCTTGTTGACCAAGATTTTTTACAGTCTCTTCATCTGCAACGCCTATACCAACTGCAAATTCTTTAAACGGCATAAGAAATTCCTCAACCTTGCCTGTCTTGACACCATCTAAAAGTTGTCTTTTAGACATTTTTATTCTAGTTAGTAATTGCTTGTCCTGTGTTATTTGTTTGTCTACTTCTTTTTTTGTAGCAAAACCAGCTTTAGCGGCTTCTTGTGCAAAAATAGTATCTCTTTTTTGATCTAAGTTAATTTTAGTTGCGCCAGCTTTTTTTTGTCTTTCTAAAAATGCAAGATATTCTGCTTCTGTGGGCGTTGAGTCTGTTCTTATATATTCTTCATATGAAGATGGTCCTTTAGATGTTTTTGGAGCAAACGCACTCGGATCTAAACCAGCTTTTAATAATTTAATTTGTTCAGCATATCTTGGATCTTTACCAAGTTCTTGCAACAACCTATCTTGCTTTGCCTGTTGCTCTCGTTTTTCAGCTAATGCCAATCTTTGAGGATCGCCAGACATAATAGCAGCAGAACGACCTAATGTTCTTTGTAGATTTTCTATACCAATGTTTTTTCTTCTGAAAGCTTCTTCTGGAGATACTTGTTGAGATGGATCATAACCACCTATTTTAGTAAATCCTCTGTCTATTCCTTGTCCAAGGCTTTTAAGTAAATCTCCTATTGCCATTTAGAATAATCCTCTTGATGTTCCTGATAGTGTTTGTACTGGTGCTTGTGGTGCCTGTTGAAATAAATTACTAACTCCCTGATAAGCATTTAAACCAGCCTGTAATTTTTCAAAAGAACTTGGGTTATATCCTTCTGTTCTTTGAACCTGACCAGGTATACCAGTAACAGCTTGACTTAGCAAGCCAAACTGTTGTTGTGGATATTTCAACGCTCTTTGGAACTCGCCCATAGAAGCACCGATACCTGCTTGCTGTAGTCCTTGTTGTTGTTGACCTATGCCGCCTAGCAATCCTAATCCTTGCACTTGCTGTCCTTGTAATCCACCAAGCAATCCTGCCTGTTGTTGTCTTGCTTGTAATTCAAGTTGTGGTGCAAACATAGACATTTGTTGTTGCCTTGCCACATCACGCTCTGCCGCCGCTTGCGCCTGCTCAAATCCTGACTGTCTTAAACCAGCAGCTGTTCTAGCCATTTGCTCTGCATATGGTCTTTGTGATTCGGATTCTAATATTGCCGACCTTGAACCACCAAACGCGCCTGCCCTGATTGCTCTATCCTGCGCACCACCACGAGCTATATCAGCTTGTCGCTGTATGTCACCCATAGCAAGGTCTATAACTTGTTGTTGATATGGGGATTGATATGCGCTTATATCTTGACCAAGCAGAGACGCAGCTTGACCAGTCATGGGTCTTTGTTCTTGCGCTAATCCTTGTAAAGCTTTGGTTGGGTCATAACCCATACCAGATTCAAACAACCCTCTAGTAGCTTGGAATTGTCGTAATTGATCTGGATTAAAACCAGCAACTTGTGGCCCTGTGTATGGTATAAAAGGCTGTTGTGCTATTCCTTTTGCTCTGTTGTAAAGATCTTGCTGCATTGCAGCTGTTTGTGGGTCCAGTGTTTGTTGAGTGGTCGTGGTTCCAGTAGATCCTCCGCCAGTCAAGCTTTTAACTGCGCCTACGGCTCCTGCTACTTTTCCTACTGTTCCTAACGCTGTTAATCCTGCTGCCATCTTAATTCCTCTTATAAATCTTTTTTAACTATATAATCGTGTTTAAAACCTAAGTGTTTTATTTTTCTAATCCATCCTTTTCTGCCACCGCCGTAAAGCCTTTGTATGCCAGCTTTCTTAGCGAACTCCTCTATATGAGGTAGCATTTCTTCTAATTCTTTATAATCGCCGCCACAAAATAAAAGGTTTATGGCTTTTAACTGTGGAAACATTACAAACTCTGTTATGTATGCAGACTTCTTGCCTGGCCATAAATGGAATATTCCACCTCTTATTTTATCCTCTATGTCATCAATTGTATAGGAATCTTGATGTTTTACAGCCTTTGCTATATAGGGCTTACACCTTTCCCATTCAATTTCCCAAGGCTCTTGTGTAACCTCTGGGTGTATATCAACTACTGTATTAGTCGCCTTTTGCATACTCTGTGATACTTGCATAAACAGTTAGATTACCAGCACGATCTGCTTGTATTTTTATAATATCGCCTTGGTGTAAAAAGATATTCTTAGTTAGTAGTTCTACTGTATTGTAAGCGGCAATGTTAAGTTCTTTAAACAAAGTATAAGCAACGCCTTCATTAGTAACAGTTAAAGTTATTTTAGTTTGCTGGTTGTCATGGTCACATACCAAAATAGATTCTACAACTGAAGATGTAAAGTCATCTCCACTTGGAGCTGTATAAAAGGTTGTTAAATCTGTAGTTGTAAGTAACGCGTGTGCTACTTCTATACGTTGTATATATTGTTCTTTTGATGATAGCTCCATTACCTTCTACCTCTGTTTCTTAAATTAAGTCTTATATTGCCGACTTGGAAATCTTGAGTGGTGCTACCTGTTACTGTCATTTGTACTTGTCTTGCAGTAAATCTTGCGTCGGTATAACCATCGCTTTCAAAAGTAAAGTTACCAAAATCTGTTGTAGGCCCTAGCGGTGTAAACTTGCCCTTGAATCCTATGGTTACACCAGGTAATGTATTAGCCTCTTCGTCTGGAATAATCTGGTTACATTGAACATAGTTATCTCCATTACCTAATTCTATTGGGCCACTTGTGGCAAAGGGTAAAGCTGAACCTAAATCTGTTGAGTTAGATAAAGTTGTTGCTTCTTGTTCGTAGACAAATCCATTAGAATCTCCAGCTATAGGAAAATCAAAGACACCTTGGTCAATCCAACACCCTCTATCCATTGCTCCTATAGACCAAGTGTTTTCTAAGTAATTCCAAATTACATATTTGTTTGGTTTGTAAACACCATCACCGCTTGGGAATCCCCACCATATTTCGTTAAAGTTAGAGTTGTGTCCACCCCAACAAGACTTTTTCCCTAACACGTTTAGTTGGTCGTACACATAATCATGCACATCACATGGTATTTCTCTAACCACGCCATCATAAACAAAGAATGAGTTTTCACCCATCCACGCAAGAAAGTTACCTGTTTGTACAACCGATCTTCTACTAACAGATTTACAGTTTGCACCAGCTGCTGTAATACCATAAACAAAAGGCGAGCCTACATAGCTCATTCTATCTATACCAGTATCACTAAAGATAATGACATCGTTTTGGTATTTAACCGCTAGTAATGCTCTGCCACCTGTTGGTATTTGCACATCACCTGCTGAATTAGTAGCTTTAGATGTCCAGTTGTTTCTGTCTTCTCTGTCACTCCAAGCTACCTTTCTAGGATCTCCACTAGAACCAATAGCAACTAAATGTCTTTCATTGGTTACCATAATAGCCTGACAGCCTGTAGGTGCATTGGTTACAACAGTAGCTATAGTATCGGAAGTTCCGCCTGAAACTGGTCGCCATTTGTATATCTTGCCGTCACCAGAGAAACAAAAGATTAAATCCTCACCCCAGTTGTCAAAGGAAAAATGACCTGTATCAAAAGGTAGTCCAGATTGACTTCTAGCATCGCCGTAGTCTTCTACGTCATAGTGGTATGCACCATAACCCAGTGGATCATTAGAAGCATCATTAACAAAGCCAACTGGTGTTATGTCAGTCCAGGTGTTTTCGTAAAGAACGTAAACCTTTTGTCTTGTACCAACAGCTAAAATAGAAGCACCTAGGTTGTCCTTGTAGGCATACATGCCTATAGGCTCGCCATCTAATGCTGTAGCTTTTAGTTTAGACCAACCACCGATAGGTTTTAGAAACCCGTTTTCAAAACGTACAAGATTGCCGTCAACCCAACGACCTTTATTAGCGTAGTCAGTTCCGTTTTTGACTATGCCAGCTGGTGGAGTTATAGGCAATAAGGCCATTTTTAACCTATGGTTTTAGTAACGGATGTTGGTGTGATAAGTAATGCGATTTGAGCATCTAAGCCAGACTTTAAAGCTGTAATAGCTTCTTCACCCATACCTGCTTCAACCCAACCTTGTACGTCTGAAGCAGATAAATCTGCAAAAGCTGTAAAGCTTGAGATGTCTGAAGTATCTACATTTTGAGTTCCGTATGATGTAGCAGCCCAGTTGTTACCATCAGCATCCTGATTAGCATCGTCTTCTGCTGTTAATCTCCAATGCACATTATAAACAACGTCTGCATTACTATCTAATGTTGGGTAAGTATCAACTGTTGAAACATCCCAAGTATATCCTATTGCCATAATTATTCTCCTTTTAGTTTATTAATTTCAGATTGTAAGGCATTAATCTGTGTTTGTTGTTCTTGTATAGCTTTTAGCAAAACAGGTATTGTTTCAGTGTATTGCATACCTAAATTCCCATTCTCGTTTTGGCTAACAACTTGACTGTAATCTTCTTGCCAATCTTGTGCTATGAAACCAATTTTTTTAGAATTAGTTTTATCTGCAATAAAGTTGTATTCAACACATCTATAATTTTTAACTTTGTCTAAAGCACCTGTTAGTTCTACAATATTTTCTTTAAGATTTTCATCTGAATTTGAAGTCCAAGAAGTTCCTCCGTCAGTAATATAAACTCCCGACCCTGAATTGTTGTA